CAATGCAAAGTTATTGAAATTATTTTTATACTTACCATTAATGTTAATCTTTAAGCTGGTTTGCCCTAGATTTGGTATTATAAAAAAGCCATTATTAGATTCATCATATAATGCAAAATAGTCAACATACTTTTTTTCATAAGATGGTAAACCAGTTCGCCTAAGAGTTATTTGCATACTGTTGCCTCGCCTTAACCTATCTTTGCCTAAATACTTCACCTGGATTTTAAACATCTTACCATCCTTTTCAAGTATGCAGTCGTAGTAACTAGAGTTCATTAATGGAGTACAAACATTGTAACCTAAAGAGATGGCAGTTGCTGCAAAGTGATATTCAGCAAAGCACCCCTTTTGGTTATGTGTCATTTACTAAAAATAAAAAAAAACCAGCTGAATTAACAACTGGCTTTTTCACAATCACAAATTAAAACAAAACAAAAACTATATAATTACAATGGGTGTGATTGCATTATTTGTCTTATAGCATCCATATGCTTAAATACCATTAGCTTTTTTATTGGTGGTAAATTATCCCATGCTCTCCTATCTATAGAACTAGCTATAATTGTATCTGTATCTAATATTACTATTTTTTTATTTTCCTTACTCATTATCTTTTGTCATTATTACTGAGATGGCTAATAATCCTAATATAATGGCTGTTAACAAGTCATTGAATAGAATCATAACCCTCAAGGTTAAAAAGAGCAGTAAACCGCTTAAAATGTGTTTTAAATAGTATTTATTCATTTTTAAAAGAATCTTTTTGAACTTTAGCCATAACACTAAATAGTTTATTTAATTTTCTTCTCTCTTTTGCTTTAGCTATGTTGTGATTAAACTTTGCTTTATTGTAACTCATAACTATAAATCTATCATTAGAATTAAACCTATTATATAAACAACCACATGGATTGCTATTAACCACTTCCAGTTATCTGGATCTTGTTTTAAAAATTTTTTATACATATCAAACATATCTAAGTTTTTAAAAGGGGGTTTTTTACACCCCCATTGATATTAACTAAACCATTGATCTTGTGCATCAATTTTTTCTAATCTCTGTACTGACATTGCTTGAATGCCCATCTCTCTTAAATGATCTCTTGCATCTCTGGCTCTAATCAAACCCTCAAGCACAACAATTATTTGCTTTCTTTCTTTTTGACCAACTGCAACACTAATTAAAAATGTGTTACTAAATGTTTTTTTTTCTTCCAACCATTCTTGGTGTTTTTCTAATCTTTTATCCATTTTGTTTTTGTTTTAATATAACTGCTTCATTGCAATTATACACCAAAGATAAAAGAATTTTTTTAATTACAAAATATTTTTTGCATTTATTTTTAATTTATTTGAGTTTACCCCATAAAAAAAGGGGTAATAAATACCCCTTCTTTATTATAATAATGGTTATTATTATGGAGTTTCTAATGCTGCTTTTGCAGTTGAGAATATTCCATTGATAATTCCATTTGGAAGATAAGTAGCTAATGCTATTCTCTCCATTACTCTTACAGTAACAAAACCATCTCTTACGTTTGTTCCATCTTCTGTAAAGAACTCAACAGATACGTTATCTCTAACCCATAGTTGACACGCTTGTCCAAAGTTTCCTACTAGGAAACTTCCAGCATTTACTTCATTATTTACAGCGATTGGCACACCTAAGAAATTAGGTTGTAACCCTTGATAAACTTGATCTTTAAGATAGTTGTTAGTGCTATCTTTTAATAATAAGATCTTGTGAAAATCAGTTGGATTTAATAAGATGTAATCAGCTTTGTAGTTATTTATTTGTAACTGGTTTAAAGCTGCTACTAAACAATCAAATTCATTTGCTGATTCAACTGATTGATAAAATTTACCATTAGAAGAAACATCAAAATCAGATGATGAGTTGTATAAACCATTTAGGTTTGGAGCTGATCCATTACCACCAAGGATTTGATCATCCTCAACTTCCATTAATTTAGCTGGGATTCTTGCTGATAAGTAGCTAGAAATTTGTGGAGTATCGTGTAACATCTCATCAGAGATTCTTAAATACGTTCCAATTTTTCTAACATTAGCATCAGTTGCAGTCATATCAAAGTCAGTTTGACCTAGTGTTGAACCTTCTGCCGCTGCCGCTGCTCCATTAGAATATCCACTTTCTTTTACATATCTAACAACATCAGAGTTAGTAGAACCAACTGGGATTAATTGTCTAATGTTTTGTGGAGTTGTAGGATCAAATTTGTATCCTGGTATTCTTTGTGGTGGAATTACATCACCTGTGAAATCAGCTGCAACAGTCATATCAGCTTTAATATCAAATGCTGATGATCTTGATCCACCTTTTCTCATATTATCTAAAGCACCTTCATTGATAGCTTTTACTAAGTTGCCACCAAAAGATTTATCTTCTTTTTTAGATGCTTCAAATCTTTTTTTGCTAGACACTTCCATAGCATCCATTCTTTCAGTAAATTTTTCTGTAAGGTTCTTGATTTCGCTTTTAAGAGCTTCATCTGCCTTACCAGTAGCTGATTCTACTGCTTGTCCATGAGCTTTTTCCAATTTAGCATCTATAATGTCGCCTAATTGGTCAAGCTGTTTTTTTACATTTTCTTCCATTTTAATAGAATTTTTTAAAGATTATTAATTAAATATTTGTAAATATCAACCTCTTGACTTTTTTCAACTGGCTCAGTAGTTTCAATAACTGGCTGAGTAGCATTCACGAAATATGTTTTGAGTTTAAGTATTTCTGATTCTAGGGCATATCCCATTTCATCTGAGATATTACCTTTTCTAAGTAGCTTACAGATATTATCATATCTCTTGTAAACTTGATCAATATTAGCCATTCCTTTTACATCTAATATCTTAGCTTGATCATTTGCTGCCATAGTAACAGCACTAATTTCATATAATTTAACTTCTCTGATTTCTCTGTAATCACCTTTTAGTTCTTTTACAATTGGCATAATACCAACAGAATTTTCGGTAATTACTCCAGCTTTCATTAATTCAATAACATCAGTTCCTAATTGAGTTTTTGGTACACTTGCAGTAAACACTAAACCTTTTTCATCTTCATATAATTCATCCATTTTACCTAATGGTTGCATCATATCGTGCTGGTACAAGTATTTAACTCTGTTGCCATTTTCTTGAATTGTCTTTTGATAAGCACCTCTACGAATAATATCTTGATCACTATCCTTATTATCAAAATAAGAACCATAACCTTTTACAATATTATTTTTCTCATCAATGTCAACTATTTGATCCCCAAGTGGAGCTGATTTATATATAAATTCCATAATTATATTTTTTACAAAATTACTAATTTTTTATTATAAGGCATTTTCATCTGTATCATCAAGTATTTCTCTAGTTATGATTGTTTCAAATACTGGATTTACAATGTTTGTTAAAGTAAAATCTTCAATTCTATTCCTACCTAAACCAACACCAATATCTTCTAACTCTGTTACTGGTATTGCTCCTTGATCTGGTATAGGTATAATTCGACATCTACAATTTATAACATTTCTTGCTGAACCCTCTCCTGGTCGTGGCATTTCTTCACCACCAACAATAAAGTTTTCATTCATTCTTACTGTTTGTCCATTAGCTGCTCTATGCCATATTCTTTCCCTACCATCCATTACAGCTAACCATCTTTTAGATAAATCATTTTCAGAAAATAATGTTTTAGCACTTTTTTCAACTGCAAAGTTTGCAGCTCTAGTGCTTTCTGTTCTTACCAATCTGTTAGCTTGAAATCTACTATAATGATTAAATTTCTTTCTTAATACTCTTGCTTTTGCATCATTACCTAACTGCATAAATTCTGGATCCCTCATTAGTTGCTGTGTAAGTTTTACTAAAGTTTTTTTTGCTGTACCACTTACAAGTGTAACATTTGTAGCTGCTACTTGACTTGCATAAGTTCCAAATGATTTTTCCCATTCATTTTCAAAAGGTTTAGTGTCTTCTTTTTTCTGATATTTTTGAAAAATATTAAAATACCATTTAGCAATATGATTGCCAATTGATATATACATTTTTTGATACTCTGCCTCTAAATCTCTGTTTGTAAATAAACCTTCGTATTTGGTTGTATTATATTCTAAGAAATTACTGATTCCTTGATCGTAATTTTTTTTATAATATTTAGCAACTTCTTTAATGTTGCTTTTTTCAATTTTTACAACCTCTCTTTCAAATGCTGCAAGAAACTTATTATCTAACTCATTCTTTGTTAAAATAGCATTACTCATTTCTTATGCTTTCCATTTTCTTTATTGCCCAATTAACTCCTGATGTTCCACCCCAAAGATTCCATGCCACATAACCATTATCCTTCCAAGGAGTATCTTTAAATTTAGGATCAACTGTTGAGTTTTTTTTATGTCTATTAAATGCAGCCATACGACCAACTGTTTCTGCTGAAAGTTTTTCTCTTTTACTCAAAGAGGCAGCTCTTTGCCAGCCAACTACTGTACCACCTTTAACTTCATCTCTGCCATATTTATCTCTCCATTCTATCATTCTTTTAGCATTATTAGTAGCACTTTGTGGATAATCATCATAACCTTCTGCTTTTTTCTCTGACTTCTTAGAACTCATTGGATGTCCTTCTGGTAATAAATCTGTATCGTGTTTACCGCCTCTAAACTTTCCATTTTTTAATGCACTTAAAAAGGAATTTACTCTAGCCATTGCCCATTGATCTGGTGAGCTTACTGATGGTCGCACACTACTAGGATTGGTATTATATGCTCCAACACCTCTCCTAAAAACAGCTTTTAATGTTCTAAGATTAGTTTTTTTTGATGCAGCAGTTACCGATTCATTATGATCTTCGACTTTTTTTTTTAATGCCTTTTCGGTTCTAGCTGATACTGATTTTTCATTTGATATAGCATCTTCATATTCATCATGAGTTTTAAATGGCATATAAACAGTTTCACCATCATACTCGTGTGTATGAAAACCAGAGCCACCTAATTGTTCAGCTCTGTTTTCTGCTTCTTGTTGTGTTGTATAAGCATCTTCAAAACCCCTGACCTTATCTTTAGTAACAAAAGAATTATCAAACATTTTATCTATATCATCTGCTTTAGCTGGTTGAGGATCTGGTAATTCAACTTCTTCACCAGATGCTGGAATTAAATTAGCTGGTATATAGTAATCATCAAGAATTGGATTATCTACATCTGAATCATAAGACATTGCAGCTCTTTTCTCATTAGGTGTAAGCCACCATGCTTTAGACATCTGATCTACAATCTTATCAGTTTCTTCTTGTAATTCTGGTATAACACTAAAATCATATTCAATACAAATATTATCACCATACTTTGGAGCTAACCATCTATTTAATTCATCTTGTATTTTAAGCAGCTCAGGTATTACACAATTTTGATATAATGCCTTCTTAGCTTCTTTTACGTTATTGTAAGTGCTAGATTCAGTATTGTTGAGTAGTGTAACTGGTACATTGTAAATATTACATAAATCCTTTATAGATGCATTATATTGCTCTATTAAGCTCATATCAGATGCATTTAATCCAAAGTTAACCCAGGATAATTTTTTTGGTGTAATAATAATATCACCAGCTTTTTTACTGCCTTGATGATCTTTTCTAAATTTATCTTTTAGTTGTTGTGCTTGAACTTCATTTAAATCACCCTCATCACTCATTAGAATCCCCCTAGCAGTTTGGTTCTGTAAGAATTTCACACCACTTTCAGTTGCTTCATTATTTGTAGTCATTGATCTTAAACCAGCTTTTAATGGTGATTGACCATAAAGATGAGATCCAGTACCATCATAGTATGGATTAAAATCTTTAATATGGCACATCTGCTCTGCTGGTATATGATAAGTACCATTATATTCTATTGTATAAGATTCAATTGGCTTCATAATACCACCAGAATTAATTTCAATAATTTGTGATGGCATTACATACAGCTCAGTATATTTATTTACATTCTCTCCAGTTTCTGGACCAATACCATAAATGTATCTGTTACCTGTAAGTTTACCAAATGCTATTAACTCACTTATCCAAGTAGCATAAGATTGAGCTGGATTTGGTCGTTCTAATAGTTTATGTAATTCTGTGTGTTCTAACTCAACCAATGCGTGTTTCTTCAACAGTTGAGCTTTTAGCATTACATTCGGATCCGCAATACCACTAGTCATTGCTTTATATCTTTTATAATTGTTGTCGTTTACTTTTTCATAAATGTGAAAAGGAATAGTTGATGCAGCTTTTGTTATAAGATTTATTATAGAATAAACTGTTGCGTTTTTTCTATAACCATCATTTATATAAGTTTCATCGTTTTCTGTGTTCCAAACAATTGTATTACCCAACCAATTGTATATAGCTCTATTGTATTGCTCATTGGTATTTTGGGATTTACTAGTGATTAAAGATCTTAATCTATCAAAGAATGTTGCCATTAAAATAAAATTTTATGTAAAAATACAAAATAATAAATTCTTTTATTATACAACAAAAAAGTCATTTCTGTTTTTCCATCTTGAATAAACACAATATCGAATACTATCCATCAAATGGTCGTTCTGATTAGGTTTTGGTTTATTGATTATTGTGCCATCTTTTAACTCATCATACAGATAAGATTGTTGTTCTTTAATTACATTTACCGATTCCTCACTAACATATATATCAAACTCTTTTAATAAACTTATACCAGCATTTATACTACCTTGACCTTTTATAGCTGGTTTTGCCCATACTGACATTTGCCTTAGTTCCTCAATACTTTTTGGCTCAGCACTATCACAATACATTAACATATCATTCAGCTTTTGTTCTTTAATAAAGTTTGCAATATCTCGGTTTGTCATTCCTTTTTTATACATTAATTCATGTATGTATAATTTATCATTATGCCTACCAACTTTTACAATTCCAAGATTGTCCTGGGAAAATCCAAAATCACAACCAAGCACTTCATCATCTATTTGTGGAAAATCTGCATAAGGAATATAATTCCAGTTTTTAAATATTTGCTTTTCACTAAATACTGCTCTTTGTCCCTCACCATATACTCTCCAATAGTCAGGATCTCTTTCTTTAATCCTTTCAATCTCATCAATCAATTCTTTAGGTAAAAACTTATTGTCTTTGTATGTTGAGATAAATAAGTTGGCATCATCTCTCTCTGCTAGATCATATAAATAATGAACTGGATCAGATGGATTGAAATCAATGTAAATCTTTTTCCTGGTTCGCATTACTAATTGCTGATAATCTTCAAAAAACAATTCATTGCCCTCATTAATCCATAGTATATCTCTTGAACTCCCCCTAATCTTTTGTGCATCATCAGCACTAAACATCTCTAAAGTATGCCCATTAAACTCAAATGTGTTTTCTGACTTGTTATGCACTCCATTCCAATAAATACCTAATTGCCTAGATATATGTAAAAAATCTCTTAGAACAGATCTTTTAAGTGCTGGGAGTGTTTTTCTAACTATGCTTATTGTAAGTGGCTCTTTCTCAGTAGTCATTAGATACAAACAATATTGCATCAAGCTCCAAGATTTACCAGATCTTGTACCCCCTTGAAATATGTTTAACCTTTTATCAGAGTTTACAGCTTCATAAAATTGTTTGTTGCAAAACTCTTTTACTCTTTGTCTTTGGCTGGTGTCCATTCAATTAGTTTGCTTTCAATAGAGCTATCATGTTGTATTTCTTGTCTTTCAACATAACCTCTTTTTTTCCCTTTTGTTTTTAGAAGGAATATTGTTGCAGTTGTATTACCTTCTTGTATTTGCTTATGTAATTGGCTTTCAGCGAAATCTAATGTTATATCCTCAATTGATTTAACCTCTGCTGCATACTTAGGATCATCCCTCAGCCAGTTATAATGTGTCTGCCTATTAATACCAACCGACCTTACAGCTGTTGTAACAACTGATAAACTTTTTTCTAATGCTTTAAGCATTAATCTTTTTTTATGTGTCGAAACCTGTCTATTTGCCATTTCACAAAATTACATAAAAAAAAGGGAGTTGTAAAACCCCCTTTAATTACCTAATGCCAATAGCTTCCACCTGGCTTCTTACGTTAGGTTTTTATATTTCTCTAACCCTATAATATTCACATTTATTAAAATTAATAGAACCAAAATTATGACCTTTTTTAGAATATCTAACTCCATTATTTTTTGTATTTTTTAATGTATAAGTATCTTTTTTAGCACCATTTAACCACTCAGTAATAATTGTTTTACCATTTCTTTTAATATCAATTATTTGTGCTTTATAAGAATCACCATTAACTCCAGTAGATACTTTCATGCCAATTAATTTTTTTCTATCATTTTTATTAAGAGATAAATAATAGTTGTAAAAATCTTTGTCAGTAATGTATAAATTTTTCATTTTTTGTTTTGTTTATGTAACCACTTCGTTGTAATTACATAGCTAATATACAAATATTTTTTTAATTACAAAATATTTTTTCAATTATTTATAGTTTTCTGCCACATTCTGGACATTTTTCTTCTTCATTATCATTAGTTTCTGGCTCATCAAGTTCCATATCAACTGTATTAAACTCTGGAAGATGTAAACCCCAATCATTTAATACCTTAACATCCCATTCATTTGCTAATATATCCCAATCCCAATCACCAAAACCAACATTATCTTTTATAATAAATTCTTGTTTTTGTTCTTCTGACCAACCTTCTGCTACTATAATATATATTTCAAATAAACCAGCAGCTTTAGCAGCTTTTAATCTCATGTTGCCACCTAAAGCAACCATATTCTCATCAACTATGATTGGTCGCTTTTCAAGCATTTCTGGAAATTCTTTTATAGATTTTACCAGCTTTTTAAAATTGTTATCTCTTATGTATCTAGGATTGCTTTTGTTTTCTTGTATTGATCTTATGTCAACTTTCTGTATCATTATCTTTATTTTTTTTGTAAAAGTACAAATTCAAATCCCAAATCTTGCTAGATGCAATGCTTTGATCTTTATAAGTATTTGGTGATCTGTATATTTCACCATCATTATCAACCTCGACATAACATTCTTTTTTATTTCTAATTGGTACTATATAGATTTTAATATTGTGTTCTAAACACCAGGATTTTGCTTTTAAATATTTATTCATAAAGATTCTTTTTTATTTATATCATCTTTATCTGGAAAATAATGTATGATGTCTTTTGGAAATTTATTATGTTCACATAATAATGCATAACCTAAAAACAAATAATTTATAGCATCTGCAAATCTACTCTCTAATGGTTCAACTGGCACTAATTCTGGATCACCAGCATGTGTCATAATAGATTGAACATGCTTAAAAAAATAAGTTGCCCAAACTTGCTCTGTTGGCACTTTCATTATATCTGAAATAGTTTTAAAATTATATAATATATCTGGATCACCATTTGTATATTCTGGTTGTTTATCTTCCATAATATTTTCTGCAATTTTTAAAATTCTTTCCCTTGCTTTCACAAAAGATTCATAATCAGTCATAGTTGTTTCAATTTTTACTTTCATATTTTTTTATTTAAAATGGTACATTATCTTTTATTACTTGTATTTTCTTTTCGCCTTGAAATATCTCTTTATAAATACCCCCATTTTCAAAATCTGGAGCTATCTCAAAATCACCTAATTGCCCATTCTCTTTTCTTTTTACCTTTTCTACATGAACTCTAACTACATCACTTTTATATTTAGTTCTTTGCCCTATACATCTATATGCAATCAAACCATTATATGCTTTATTAAAAAAATCAGCACTACCAGAAATATCATAAAGAGTAGGTTTTTTATATACACCACCCTCACTTTCAATTTTTCTAGGATGTGCTACTAAAAACAAATGGGTGTTTGTTTGTTGACAAAATTGTGTTATTTGACTTAGTATTTTTCCTATATAACTATGATCTCTTTGAGCTGAGTGATCTAACATATTCCAGGGATCTATTACACATACGTTTATACCCTTTTGAAATACAAGCTCCCTAAATGCATTTAAAATGCCTTTTAGGGTTAAGTTTTCTAAATCAATCTTAATCCAAAAGAAATGATCTTCAATAAAATCTTTAGTATTATTTAAATCTTCGCTATTACAATTTTTTTCATTTAATTTATTTGCTATTCTTTTTATGTGTCCCTCATAAGGAAAACTCTCAGGTGAAAACATTGCACATCTAAAGTCATGTTCTAATGATATATTGCAAAGTATTTGATCTAATATATCTGATTTACCAGAATTTGGAATACCACTAACAACTGTCCACTCACCAAATGCCATTTTAAAATAATTGTCAGATCCTGGTAAACCTATTGAATAATTTGTTATACCATTTTCATTAAAATTTAAAACATCTTGCCAAATATTATCTAAATTAAGCACACCCTCTAATGGAAAATCCTTAGCTTGTTTAATTATATTTCTAAGTGTCTCAGCTCCTTTTTCAATTAAAACCTCATTAGCATCTTTATAATCACCGAACTCAACATACTTACATCTATACTTTCCAAATCTTCTAGCCAATTCATTTCTAAGTTGCAATCCAGCATCATCATTATCAGTACAAAGTATTATCTCTTTTTTGTCTTTAAAATATTGATAACAATTGTCTAAGTATTCAAGTTTTTGTGAACCTTTACTTGCTCCATTAGGTACTGAACAAACACTATACAACCCAGCTTCATGTAAACTTAGTGCATCCATTTCACCCTCAACTATATAACATTTATCTAGTTCTTTAATATTATCGATGCCATAAAATATAAGTTCAGCTCCAGAAACTAATTTAAAATTCTTTTCCCCATCTCTATATTTTACATTTACAATTTCATTGTTTCTGTAATAATTAAAATTAATACATCTTCTTTTTGCTTGAACTTGTGGCATAAATTCTAATGATTCACCAATTTTCCAATGTATTAAAGTTGGCTCAGTTATGCCTCTATTGCCAAACCATTTTATTACTCTGTCGGCAATGTTGGAATTGACTTTTGGTGGTAAAACATACTCAACTTTTTTCTTAAACTTAATACCTACATTGCCACCCCATCCACAATGATGACAATTATACAACCCCTCATCAATATTTACTGAAAGGCAATCATCTGTTTTATTTTTTCTAGTATGTGAGCATTTTGGACATTTGGTTTTTACAGATCCATGTGATCTTTTTAGGTTAATACCTAGAGCCAACAAGTCATTATAGTGATTCATAAATAAAAATATTTTTTAAATATATAAATTTATTTTAAATATTCAATAAGAAAATTAATTCTTTGTAACTTAATAAGTTATTTTTTTCAATAACATAAGATTTAACTTTAGTCATTTTTTTATTACAATCTTGAAAAACAATATTGTTTAAACTAAAACCCTCAAAAGTATAGTTAGGATAATTACAAGTAAACAAAGCAAATATTTTACAATCTGTATTTGCATATTCTGGTATCATAAGTGGATGATCTTTTCTATTTACTTTAACATCAACACTATGCCCTAGCCATTGGTGATCATAATCATCTGTTTTTAAAACTTTGCTAGTGTTATGTATTTTAAAATCTGGATATAAATTATTTTCCCTTGCAAATATAAACTCACCACCAAAACCAACTATATTTAATTCAAGCATAGATTTTTCATTAACTGTTTTAGCTCCATCCCAACCAGTTTTAATTTTATTATTGTGCCTTTGCTCAGCTGATAGCTTAACAATAGCTTGTTCATATTGATCTAAACTATAAACTTTGCCAATAATCATCTTATAAAGTTTTTAAGCTGTTCAATCTCATCTCTATTTAAGAATTGTGATAAATTAAATTCATTGAGTTTATTATATTTAGTAATAGCACCTAATCTTTCAGAGCCATCTGGATCATTATATAATTTATATTCTTGTATGCCTTTTATTTTATAATAACATTTTGGCTTATTGTATTTTTTATTGTTTTCAATAAATCTGTGGATATACATAATACCATTTTTATCATGGTTTCGAATTTTAGTTAATGTTAAAAAATTGTTTTTCCAAAAATCACTTTGTCTAGCATTTTTAACAGCTAAATAAATTTCATCTAAACTATACTTATCAATTCTAACACACCTATCTAAACACACTTTCCATTTTTTAATTTGTGCATCAGTTTTTGGATGATACCTAGAATCAAATAAGGCAACAAAATGAGGGAATGCTTTTTGCATTTTCTCAGTTTGTGTAATATTACTCTTTATATTATTATTATTATATATAATATTACTTTGTGGAGGATTTTCCGACTTCGGTTTTTGTCGATCTCGACCAAGTCGCTTACGATTAGCTTTTAATATGTAATTGTAACCTTTAAATTTACCCTTTTCTTTTACCTTTATTCGTTCTAAATAACCATTATCAATCAACTCTTTTATTTTGGCAGCAACAGCATCTTTACCCTCTTTAAAATGCCCACAAATAAATTGTATAGTTATTTCTTGATCAGCTTTGTGAGAAAATAAATAAGCATACAAACCAGTAGCACCAACTGTAATGCCTTTATGCCTAAATATAGAGCTAGGAATGATTGTAAAGTTGTCAAACTTTTTAGGTTTTAAAATCTTATTGTATTTCATAAATAAGTACTAGGTAATAAAATTATTGTTTGTCAACCAAACCTTTAATTCCATCACAAAATGTTTTTAGCTCTCTAAATGTGTCAAAAAATTGATTATAAGAAATCTCATCATCTTCATACATAAACCAAAGCAGTTCCATTAAAAGATCAAATTCTGCTTCACTTGCAACTCCTACAAACTTATAATCATATTTAAAC